TCAAGAACAAGAGCTTTACAACCAGGATTAATAGTTGTAGTCTTGATAGCCAAATCATTCAAGATTGTAGATTTACCATGCTTTGGTCGGCTAACCCAAGCATATAGATTTCCGGGTCTTACGCCGCCATACAATCTGTTGAAGTTGGGGTATGGAGTTTCAAGACCAGTTTCTTTAATTGGATTATTTCCTCGCTCCTCAATTAATTCGATTGTATTTGAGGTGATGTCTTCTGGCTTATTACTATTATGAGTATATGGAGATATATTTTTATTGTAGATCTGATCGCTTTCAGTAATGATCTCCTCAAGTTCTTTTTCGGCACAAGAATGCGCGAACTTCTTAATCTCCTCGCCAGTCTCCTCTAGCTCTCTTCTTACCCTAAACTTAAGAAGCTCTTTAGCGGAATCAATCAATCCTCCCTTTGTTGTTGGGATAAGACAAATGCTATTAACATAATTAAATACATCAACAGATTGATCTTTAAATGTGATGCCGAGATTTTTTGCTTTCTGGGCTATTAGAACTTTATCAATAGTCTCGCCCTTGTTGTATGTGTCCTTATACACACAAAAGATTGTATAATGAACATCATTGACGAAATCATTTTCGGTAATAAAGCTCTCTATATCTGCAAAAGCGTCTTGATGCTTAATTAGGGCAGATAAGAGATATTTTTCTAGTTGTAAGGAGTAGATCGACATCAGAGAGTGATATTATGTTTTTCTTTAAAGAAGCTTGCGTTCAAGGAGTCTACTTCGTCATGATATATTTCAATCAGGACAAATTTGTTCAAGGTAAGCCAATTTTCTTTTGCGACATCTCTTTTGATTGATTTAAGATAATTCAATCTAGATTCGCCATGAAAGAATTTGTTGTAAGAAGAGTGCTGCGGACCATGAACTTCCACAGCAATCTTGCGTGTTGCATTGATAATGTCAACTTTCAACAGAGATCCAAAGACGGGAAATTCTTCGTAGACTATATGGTTCTTCCAATAATTCTTAAGGAATTGCTTGGTTTTAAATTGTATTTTAGAACGAGAACTGGCATCCCAATCAATAAGATATTCAGAGACATTCTTATTTACAATTTTACCATATATATTAAAGAGTTTCATTTCTTGAGCACACTAATAAACTTATTAAATAGATACTTAGTAATATCGGAATGCTCTTCCAAGAAGTTCTTTAGATTAGCTTCTCCCTGATGCTGCTTTGGAAACTCAAGATTGTTGTCAGCTAGTTCTTTAATTAGCTCGTCAGTGATGGTAATCCAAGCGCCCTTGGCGTGAGCGAACTCCCAAGCTAGAAGCTGGTCAACAATCTCATACTCAATCCAAACGCTTGAACCATTGGTTCTGCCATATTTAATTGGGTATCGTACTTCTCTACCAGATTTTTCGTTAGGAGTCTTCTTAAAGACAATCTTACACCAATGGCCTACAGGATTACCCTCGCCTTTGGCATTAGCATAAATAAAATCTTTATTCCAGCGTTGTTGGAATTCTAAGATCCAATCTGAATAGTGCAAGGCAGCGTTTCCGCCGCTTGCATTGGTAACCTTGGGATCGCCCTTTTCATAAGGATTGATCTTGATGGAAGACCTTACCTGAGAGATAAGAAAGCAAATATGACCTCTGGAAGAGAATGCCGCCGCCATCTTACGAAGAAGATCAGCCGTAAGCAATGCCGCTCCAGCGGTCTTATTGGCCTCAGTTGCTGATTTTGCCAAGTCGTTTCTTGGAACCAACGCATCCAAGCTATCAATTATGAAGAAATAAATATTTCCATCATCATTGTTCTTGATAAGTTCTCGCATGGTATCCGTCACAAACTCGTAATCATTTGTAGGAATTACGCGCCACTTGCTAGGATCAGTGTTTACGCCAGAACGGGAAACCATATTCTCGCTAAGACGGCCTTCTGACTTGATATAAATAATGCAGCCTTTTTCAGGATGCAGAGCTTGGAAGTTGCGAGCAAATGACAAGGCATTGCTTGTCTTCCCGCCCTCGGTAATTCCAGAGGAGCGAACGATGCCAGGATGAATGCCTCCGCCCATCTCAATATCAAGAGTTAGGCTACCACTACTTACAACATAATCAATATTATTATCGTAAGCGTAATGGTGATCTTTATTAGTCTTTAAGATGCTATCTAGAACCCTAAGCTTGTCGTTTGATTGGGGCTCTTCACTTTCGGTTATTTCTTTCTTTGGTCTTGCCATATTATTTATTGAATAAATTTAAAAACTCTTTTACCGACTTTGGTTTTTTGTTTACTTCTGTAGGAGGAGCTACTGGCTTATCTTCTAATTCAATCTTTTCTTTTTCAAAAGAAAGAGACTGGTATTTTTTGATATCATTAAGAAACTTTTTGCCATTCTCCCCAAGAAACCAAGTGAGAGAAATAAGCTTAGTTCTTCCCTTTAGATTAATTAAAAAATCAAAACCGTACTGCTTGATTAGTTTGCCAGCAACCCGCATCTCGTTGGGCCAGTTGCATTTATTTGGCTCATTTAAAAAAGCCATAACTAGCAACTGGTGATTGCTTAATTTTCTAGGTTTTTTTGGACCCGGAGGCACGGTCCAATATGGACGCCTTCAGGCCCCAGTCAAGAGGCGAATGTCATTTTCAACCATTTTTTTGACAAGGGCATTAAATGAAGTTTTTGGAGCCCACTTGAGTTCTTCCCTAGCTGGCTCAGAATTGCCCAAGAGAAGGTCGACCTCTGCTGGTCTATAAAATTTAGGATTTATTTTAACTAAGATAGATGAGATAGGCTCATTTTTTAAAGCGTACTCGGTTGTAACGCTATACTCTTCGGTTAGCCCTTGCCCATGCCAAGCTCCATTTATTTCAGCAAATTTAAATGCCTTCTCTACGAACTCCCTGATCGAATGGGTCTCGTCGCTAGAAAGAACATAGTCCTTGGGCTTTTCTTGATTTAGCATTTTCCATACTCCATCAACAAAGTCTTCTGAATCTGACCAGTCTCTTTTAGAGTCTAGATTACCTAATTCAATTGGGGTAAATACTTGATTATTTTCTATAGCTTTCTTAATTCGAGCCACTCCTTTGGTAATTTTACGAGTTACAAACTCTTCTCCCCTTTTCGTACCTTCATGGTTAAATAAAATACCGTGAACAGCATATAGATTGTAAGACTCTCTATAAACTTTAACAATGTGTCTAGCTGAAGCTTTTGATGCGCCATATGGACTTCTTGGTTTTATTGGATGCTTTATGTCTTGAGGGAAATATTCAACGTCTCCGAACTCTTCGCTTGAGCCAGCGGAATAGAATCTGCAAGCAGGCTTTAGTTTTCTGATGGCCTCTAAGCATCTAAGAACTCCGTTTGCATTAACGTCTAGCGTCTGCAACGGCATTTCCCAACTGCATCCAACAAAGCTTTGCGCTCCAAAATTAATAAAATAATCTGGCTGGATTTCTTTTACTAGAGAATCAATAGAAACGCTATCAGAAAGATCTCCATATACAAACTTAAACCTTTCATTTGAGCAGAATGACTGACAATTAATAAAATTTGGATTCGAGCTTCTACGCATCATGCCATAGATTAGGCAGTCAGTATTCTTAAGTAAGTATTCCGCCATGTTAGCGCCATCTTGACCGAGAATGCCAGTTATCAGAATCTTTTTCATACTAATTATAATCAAGCAGAATAAATGTAACTAGAATATTTAGAGATGTTGTCAATGAGCCATTTGGGGTGAGTCTTTGAAGATATTTCTACTACCTGAGTATTGTATTCGGAAATGACTCTTTTTTCAGCTTCTAATGGAGTTTCAATATCAAAATAAGAAACATTATGACCGCCATCTCTTGAGTGAGCCCAGCTTTTGTATTTTTTCAAGGCTTTTTCTCCTCTTGTGTCATCTAAGAATGTAAAGTGCCATCCAGCATTTTTAATCGGATCGTGAGTGCTTAAAGCATAGTATCTAAGTTCTGTGTGTTTAATTTTGTTTAAATTAGAAAATAAAGTCATGCATCCAATAGCACTTTTTTTGCTATATAGATTCAGCTTATAAGCATACATGTCTA